CTTTCGTGAGGATTTTGGGCGATACGTTGCTCAATTGGATTTGAACTCAGTAGTGAGATCCCTACAATGGACTATTCCCTCTAAAGTTGTGTCTCCTGACGTTCAGATGAGTGGTACAGTACGTGCTGCTGTTGAAGAAGTCTTTTTCTATCTACAAGAGGAAGACTTTGAAAAATTTAGATCTGAGTTGGTGAATTGTGTATCACCGTTTTATACACAAGATGATCTTATTGAGACTCCTTCTTTCTCTGAAATTAGAGAAAGATTGGGTTTTCAATAAGAACTTAATATTGCTCCTTGTGATTACCTGTGAATGTATCCTTGTGGAACGGATATATCACTTGCCTTGGAGCAATTTTATGGAAGGCTATTTAGTCTCTTAGTAGGGTTGAAGCCTTAGTTGAACCCTTCATCCTCTTAGTTACTATTATTTGTGTTGATATTAGTAATGAATCATTAATGGCACAACGATGTAAATAATTTTGATAGTCCTTTGGACTTTAAACTTTCTAAGGAAGATATTATGACTGATGTGACAGGATCCCATGTGGACCTCGAGTCTTTAGTGGCTAGTTATAAGAATCTTCTTTATACTTTAAAAGGATATTATGATGATAATCATTTTGGTTTAAACGATAATACCCTTTTTTCTCTACGTAGACTTCAGAAGACTACGTCAATCCCGTTAGTTCGTGAGAATACCTATTTACAGATAAATCTCATTACGCGTATACAATCTATAGAAGCAACAATTTATTCTTTGCAGAATTCCATTGATAAGAATAGAAGTGTCCATGGAGAGTCTGATGAAGTAGCATCTGCTGCTTCTGATGGACTTGTTCAAACCTTAGAAACTAACCAGAATATTGGTGAGATTCTTGGGGAGGACGAAGAGAAAATATCCAGTGGAATTTCTAATTATTCTCAACAAGGTCAGGATGGACCTTTACGTATTGAGAATTTTTGGGAGAGACCTGTAGAACTCTATAAGCAAAAGTTGACTTTTGGCGATTATGATAATATCACCTTAGGTGTGTGGGATTTGTATACTTTAGTACCTGCTATTCGTGCTAAATTAAGAAATTATGCATATTTCAAGGGAAATCTACACGTTAGGATATCTATTTCTGGGACTCCATTTAATTATGGGAGATTATTGGTGTCATATCAACCATGGGCTCAGTATAATACTTCCTTGAATGCCTTGTATTCTTTATCTGGTACTACTAGTAATTATCGTCCTCTTATGATGAATTACTTGAGTCAGGCTACTGGCTCGTTTACTATGAATTTTAATGAGAATAAACCAGTAGAGATAGAGCTACCATTTATTTCTCCTAAGCCAATGTTTCGTTTATGGAACTCAGATTCTGCAGTAATAGGATCAGGGGTGAGTTTCGATGATTTTTTGTACGCAGGTGATTTGTTACTGTATACTCTTAATCCTTTGGGTAGTGTTAGTACGTCCTCTGATGTATATATACAAGTTTACGCATGGATGACGGATGTATCTTTAGGCGAGACTACTGGTACTCAAATTCAAATTCAGACTGAATCGGACGAGAGAGTTAGAGGTCCAGTAGAGCGTGTAAGTATGTCTCTGTATCGCGTTACTGAGAGTCTCGTTAATATACCTGTTATCTCAGCGTATGCTAGAGCTAGTTCTGTAATCCTAGGCGCAATAGGAAAGGTGTCTGCATTGTTTGGATGGTCTAAGCCTATTCTGGAACCAAAACCTGTGTATGTTAAGAATGAACCCTATCGTAATGGAGCAAATTTAATAGGTTCTGAAACTGCAAAGCGTATAACACTAGATCCGAAACAGGAACTGACTGTTGATCCTAGAGTGTGTGGGACAGATGTAGATGAGATGACTGTTCAGTATTTAGCATCACGTATATCTTATTTAGGTACCTTTGGCTGGCAGATTACAGATGATCCACTTACTGTACCCACTTATACTATAGCAGTTACTCCTCAGTTGACTACTTCGACTAGATTTCCTCCTAAATATTTTGTGCAACCAACTGCAATGGCATATGGTGCCGCTCCTTTTGCATTTTGGCGTGGAGATATACATTTTCGTATTGAATTTGTAGTATCAGCATTTCATAGAGGTAAATTTTTGGTGTTTCATGAGCCAAATATGTGCCAGAGAGATCTTATTAGTAGTAGTATAGCCTTGCATAAGCAGAATATGATGATTGTGGATATTCAAGAAACACAATGTATAGACTTTTGTGTTAAATGGAATTCACATCGTCCTTGGCTTCGTCTGGCTCCTCCAGCAATAGTGGAGACTTTTATGGATCCTAATAAAAGTACTACATTGTATCCATATGTTAATGGATATTTAGGTTTTTTACCTTTTACTGAATTGCAATCCCCGGATGGTAACCCTATCCAAATTAATATTTATACTTGGTCTGAAAATATGCAATATAATGGACTAACGTCTGTTAATTTGCCTATGCAACGATATACTGCTTTGACTATTGAGCCTGAATCTCAACAAGTTATTGGAAATTGCTTGCCATCTCAACCTGTATCTTGTATTGATCTGAATTCTTCTACCGCTAATAATTCTAAAGTGTGTGAAGAGAATTTCGGTGAGCAACCTCTTTCTTATAGATCTATACTGAAGAGGTTTGTTACTATATATCAGTCACAAGCAGACTTTGCGGCTAATTCTGGTTATCATAGTTATCGAGTTGATGCGCCCATTCTTCCAAGGAATAATATGCCTTTTGGGAGTGCAAATTCTTTACAGGATTTGTACTCATACTTTCGTCCAGCGTATATGGCTATGAGAGGGAGTGTTAGGTATCGTCCCCGTTCATCAAGTCTGTTGAACGGTTATCAAGTTAAAGTATCTTTGGAAGATACGACGACTTCAGCAACTGGACCAGCTGTAAGTATAGAAAATGATGGGTATAATACATCATTATTATGCGGTACAGTTACGTTTGTTCCCTCGACAAACGGGGGAGTGGAAGTAGAACTCCCTATGTATACTAGTAATCTTTGGCTATTTAGTTTTAGCAATGAAACATTGGTTGATGATTTGGGGGTGATGGAGACTAGTTTCTATAGAAATTTTTCTATTAATATAGATCAAACTCCATCAATAGCTACTACTCATTTGGGTGTAGCTTTGGATTTTGCTATTGGTGAAGATTTCTCATTTATGAGATTTCAAGGTTCACCGATGTATAGTCATAATTAATTTGTAAGAGAACAATCGTTAGATTGTGCTCTTGCACAATCGGGAAGACGATTGTAAAAATAAAACAAGATTTAGCCCTGCTATTTCTCTTCATATTTTATGTTTTAGGGCTTGTCCCTTCTAAAT